AGTGGAGAGGCCGACCAGCTGGATCTGCGGATCCACGACCATGACGGCCGCATGGCGCTGCCGCGCAAGGGCGTCACGCTCACCGTGGCGCTGGGCTGGCGCGATGCCGGCCTGATCGACAAGGGCACCTTCGTGGTCGATGAGGTCGAGCACAGCGGCCCGCCCGACGTCATCACCATCCGCGCCCGCAGCGCCGAGCTGACCAAGACCATGCGGACGCGGCGGGATCGCAGCTGGCACGACACCACGGTGGGCGCGGTGATCGGCGCGATTGCCGGCGAGCACAGCCTGCGCGCGCGCGTGGCGCCCGCCTTGGCCAGCCTGGCACTGGACCACCTGGACCAGTCCAACGAAAGCGACGTGGCGCTGCTGACGCGGCTGGGATCCCGCTTCGATGCGGTGGCCACGGTCAAGGCCGGCAACCTGGTGTTCTCCCCCATCGACAGCGGCACCACGCCCGCCGGCATCGAACTGCCCCGCGCCTCGATCACCCGCGCCGATGGTGACAGCCACCGGTTCAGCGAGGCCGAGCGCGATACCTACAGCGGCGTGCGTGCGTACTGGAACGACAAGAAGGGTGCCCGCCGCAAAGCGGTGCTGGTGGGCACGTCGACCAACGCCAAGAACCTGCGCGAGACCTACGACAGCGAGAAGACCGCGCGGGAGCATGCCGACGCCGAGTGGAAGCGCGTGCAGCGCGGTGCGGCCAAGATGGATTACTCGCTCGCCCTGGGGCGAGCGGATCTGTACCCGGAGCAGCGCATCGACGTGTCCGGGTTCAAGGCCGAGATCGACGGGCGCACCTGGTTGATCGCAGAGACCACCCACAGCATCACCGGCAGCAGCGGCTTCACCACCGCGCTGGTGCTGGAAACGTCCAGCGCCAATGCGAGGCCGGCAGATCCGGCGGCAGATGACACACCTGACGCCGAGGACGACGGGCCTACCTGACCGGCCGCAGCCGGCGCACGGAGCCAGCCACGGCCTGCCGCAGCCACCGCGCCGAGGATCTGATCACACCCGGCGTCACGTACCGGGCGCTGGCTCCGCCGGCCAGGAACAGCAGCGCATGCAGCGCGTGCGTGCTGGGCGTGGATCCTCCTGTCGGCAGCGCCAGCCAGGCCTGCCAGATGGCGATGGTCAGCAACGCCGTCGCCAGCGGCGCACTGCCTGCGCGCTGCCGGTTGTCGTCTTTGGCCTGCTGCTGCCGATCTGCCGCGATGGGGCACGTCATCTCGACGTGCCCCGTGAACACCTGTCCGATGGTTGCCCCTTCGAACACCGTGGTACTGCCGCACCGGCAACCTGCCGGCATGCCTTCACGCGTACTGCCACACCGCATAGTCCTTCACACTCCAATCGCGCAGTCATGCGCCCCCTGTTGGAGGGAAGTAAACCGGGTCCAGCTCGGAAAAAAAGTTAGCGGTTGGTCTTCTTGCCTGAGCCGCCGCCCTTCACGACCAGCTTCTGATTGCGCAGATCGACATCGCCACTGAACTGCTGGCCGATGCTGGTGTCGTTGAACTGCGTGCGCGGGGCCGCGCCCAAGGTGCTGGCGTGGGACACACCGCCGGTCAATGCCGTCATCGCGGCGGCGCGAGCAGGAGCCGGGGCTGCACGCCAGGCGTCGAGCAGCTCGGTATCGGCAGGGGCCAATCGTTCGTGCTTCCCGACCAATACATATGCAACATCTATGCCCAAATCGTGGGCTAGTGCCAGATAGGCAGCGCTCGCGCCAACCTCATCTTTTTCGTAGTGGATCTGCGTGCGCTTGGTGACGCCACAAGCCGCGCCCATGGCCTCCTGACTCAGACGCAGTCGATTCCTTTCTTCCTTCAGCCGGTCGCCCACACTCACGCTCAAATCTCCTTGACAGGTGAATGATCTTTCACCAACATTGGTGAAAGAAGTTTCACTAATACAGCATTCAGCTTTTACACAGGGGAAACGGAATGGCGGCACAACGGACTGGTGTAAAGAAGCTGCGCACGCCGGAAGAAGCTCGGCAGTTCCTTCGCGACAACGGCATCACCGTTGTGGAGTTCGCGAGGCAGAACGGCCTGGACCGTCACGCGGTCAACGATGCACTTCGCGGCGTGGGCAAGGGCAACTTCGGCAAGTCTCACCAGGCAGCCATTGCGCTCGGCATAAAGCGCGATCCGGATTCTTGCACAAAACCCGCCAATTCCCGACAGAAACCCACACCGGGTGCCAAGGCGGGCAAAGCCGGTAGTGCCAAGGCGGGGAGCAAGAGTCGGAAATGAGCGCTTCGACCAGCAGCCGCGCAACGTTCTTCTGTGAAGCCTGCGATACCGCGTTGATCAAACGCACCAGCCGTCTGCAACACCGCCATCTGCGTTCGGATGTGTGGGAATGCCAGAACCCACTGTGCGGTGCGACCTACGTAGGCAATTCCGAACTGACCAGCATTGCCAGCCCCAGCGGCGTGCCGGATGCGCCTACGTCGGAGCTACCGCCGACGCCGGGCTACACCAGGGCACTGCTGCAGATGCAGTGGAAGCTGGAACACGGTCACAGGCAGCTGGACATGCTTGATGCGCTCTCGATTGTCGAAGGCGCAAGGGCTGATGCCGGCGGCGACGCGCGACCGCACCAGGCTGCTACGCCCTAACGCGTCACCCCCCTTCCCACCTGCTGGTCTGTCGGCTATGCCGACGGCGATGGACTGCTGCGCATGAACGTTCTGGCATCTGAAAATGTTTCCCACACTTTCCCTCATTTCCCCTTGACTTCCTCCAAGGCGGAGAGCATTGTCTGCCGCACGGAGCGTAAGAACTCCAAGTCAGCGGTATCCGCGCCCGAAAGCATCGCGGTTTTTTTGCGCCTGCAATTCGTGCGCGCCGACGTTTTCCTGCGTCGGGAGGGCGGCAGCCATAGAACACCCGCAAGGGGAAAACTGCCCGCCGGTCTGACTCCGGTTCTTACCCTCCCGACACCCTCGGTGCGACGCGTAAGAACGTCTCCCCGAGATCGCTATCTCAAGTCAGGAGACGTCCCCATGGCGCATGACGCCCCTTCCACGCCCGGCCCCAGCTCCGCGCGTCAGATCTCGCTCGTTTTCGGCTTCATCGCCGACACCCTTGAATGGCCCCATGCCGACTACCAGGCGCTGATTGTGCGTCTGGAGGCGACCGGCAAGCCGGCGCTGTCAATCACCCTCGATGACGTCCTGTCGGCCTACACCGCCCAGCAGAAGGCACGCAGCGGCGGCGCTTCCAGCCAGAAGGGGGCGCACTGATGGCCGCCATTCCCCCTGCCCTGCGTCCGGTGATCGAACTGGAGACGGCAGTGCCTGGCATCGTCCTGCGCTGCTCGTTCGACCAGAAGGACATGCTGTACATCGCCCTGGTACACATCGCCAGCGGTGCGCCGCTCACCGTTTCAGCGCAAACCAGCGACACCATCCGCTCTGCAGCGACCTACAGCCTGCAGTGCGGCTCGATGGTGTACCTGCTGGCTGCTGGCGAAGCTGAGCGATTCCTCACCTGGCTCCGCAACGGCGGCAGCACCCCGAACGGAGTGAACTGATGGAAAAGGACAATCGCGGCCCGCTGCCGCCTCCCGCCCGTAACCCGGCCCCGCCTCTGCCCAAGGGGCTGACCGCCAAGGGTGAGTACAGCCAGGTGGTCAACGGCGACGACTACGACCGTCTCTGGCGTATCGCCTACGCGGTTGAGCTGCTGGCGGCTCTTCCGGCGGAAGCGGCCAAGGTGCTGGGCATCACAGCCGACCACACCCACGCCGTCGCCGAGTACATCTCCGAAGACCTCAAGGGGATCCTCGCCCGCACCAAACCGGCGGACGAATAGCACACACGGCCCAGGGCAGCGCACCACCGCTGCCTCGGGCCGGCAGGAGAGAACCATGCACCACCTGACACCGTCGCCCCGCTTCTTCTAGACCGACCGCACCACACATTCCCAGCGGCGCACCACCGCCGCCGGGGATGCCAGGAGAGAACCATGCACCACCACCACGCCGCTGCTGCGGCTCGACAGGGCTGATTCGGCATGCAGGAAGAGATCCGGCAACAGGTACTGGCGCGCATCGAGCGCGACTATGGCCTCAAGCACCGCACCGGCACGTCCTACATGCGCGGGGGCAAATGCCCTCACTGCAGCAAGAAGGAGCTGTACACCAGCTACGAGAAGCCTTGGGTACTGCGCTGCGGCCGACAGGCCAAGTGCGGCCAGGAAGTGCGTGTGCGCGACCTGTACGACGATCTGTTCGATGACTACTCCAAAGCCAACCCGCAAACGGCGGCCGCGCCCCATGCGGCCGCTGATGCCTACTTGGCCACAGGCCGCGGCTTCGACATCAAGCCGCTCAAAGGCCTGTATACGCAGGAGGGCTTCTACGACCGCGACAAGCGTGAGGGCACAGCCACTGTCCGATTCCCCCTGGTCAAGGGCGGCTATTGGGAGCGGCTGATCGACCGCCCTCACCGCTTTGGCAAGAAGAAGGCGCGCTTTGCGCCAGGCGAAAGCTATGCCGGCGTGTGGTGGGCAGCAGGCGCAATGGACCAGCTGCGCACCGCGCGCCAGGTGTGGATTGTCGAGGGCATCTTCGACGCCATCGCGCTGCTGCAGCGCGGCGTCTGCGCCGTCGCGGCCATGTCCAGCAACGCGTATCCCGAACTTTCGCTCAAGGAACTGCGCGACGCTCGCCCCAACGATCTTCCCACCCTGGTGTGGGGGCTGGACAACGAGCCGGGCGCCCACGCCTTCACCGTCAAGCACGTGCGCCGCGCCGAGAAGCTGGGCTTCACCTGCAAGGCGGCGCAGATCGAGCAGACGGGCGACAAGAAGACCGACTGGAATGACCTGCACCTGCGCGCCCAGGCTGCGGAGGACGGCGATGCGATCTGGCAGGCAGACGTGGACCTGGCCCTGCACAACGGCGCGCTGCTGCTGGCCAAGACCGCAATGGAAAAGGGTCTGATCATCTACGGGCGCGAGCAGCGCACGCAGTTCCATATGGACCACCGAAACCGCCTCTACTGGTTTGAGTTCGACCCGGTACGGTTCGACAAGGCGTGTCGCGAGCAGGCCACCCGCAAGGAAGACATCGAGGAAGACCTGGACGAAGAGACGGTGGAGAAGATCCGTCGCGGCTGCTGCAACGTGCGCGAAATCGCCAACTGCTTTCCCAAGGCGCTGTATTACCAGCGCAACGAAGTCACCGACGATGCCTGGTACTACTTTCGGGTGGAGTTCCCGCACGACGGCGCGGCCGCCACTGGCACGTTCACGTCGTCGCAGGCGCTCAACGCCCCGTCGTTCCGCGACCGCCTGGGCCACATTGCGCGTGGCGCCATCTTCGATGGCACCGCTGGCCAGCTGCTGCAGATCATGAAGATCCAGCTGGACAACATCAAAGAGGTCCACACGGTCGACTTCGTGGGCTACACCCCCGATCACCAGGCGTACATCTTCGGCGACCTGGCCGTGCGCCACGGCGAGATTGCCCAGGCCAACGCCGAGGACTACTTCGACTTCAAGAAGCTGCGCATCAAGACCACCCAGCGCTCAATCCGCATGGACATTCAGCGCGACCATGACAGCTACCGCACGGAATGGCTGCAGTGGCTGTGGACCTGCTTTGGCACCAACGGCATGGTCGCCCTGGTGTTCTGGTTCGGCTCGCTGTTCGCCAACCAGATCCGCAGCACGCACAAGTCCTTCCCGTTCCTGGAGGCCACCGGTGAGGCCGGTGCCGGCAAGACCACCCTGCTGACCTTCCTGTGGAAGCTGCTGGCCCGCAGCGACTACGAGGGCTTTGACCCGGCCAAGTCGTCCAAGGCCGGCCGCGCCCGCGCCATGGGCCAGACCTCGGGCATGCCGGTGGTGCTGCTGGAGGCCGACCGCGATACGCCGGACAAAGCGCATTCCAGGTCGTTTGAATGGGACGAATTGAAGGACTACTACGGCGGCGGCACGCTGGCCACCCGTGGTGTGCGCAACGGCGGCAACGAGACCTACGAGCCGCCTTTCCGGGGAACGATCGTCATCAGCCAGAACGCGGCAGTCGATGCCAGCGAGGCGATCATGACCCGTATCGTCAAGCTGCACTTCCGCAAGCCCAACGCCACCACCGAGAGCCGCCAGGCGGCCGACAACCTCAACGCCCTGCAGGTCGAGGATCTGAGCTACTTCCTGATCAAGGCCGTGCGCGCCGAAGCCCAGGTGCTGGAAAAGTTCGGCGAGCGTGTGCGCTTCTACGAGGCGAAGCTGCGCGAAAACAAGGATCTGCGCATGGAGCGCCTGATCAAGAACCACTCCCAGATGCTGGCGCTGCTCGACGGTCTGCGGCTGGTGGTGGACATCCCCAAGGCTATGGTCGAGGAAACCCGGCAGAAGCTGGTGGATATGGCGCTGGAGCGCCAGTCGGCGATCAGTGCGGACCATCCCCTGGTCAACGAGTTCTGGGAAACCTACGAGTACCTGGAAAGCACCGGCAACGGCGAACGCCCGGTCCTCAACCACTCGCGGAATCCGCAGCACATCGCGATCAACCTCAACGACTTCCTGGCCAAGGCGGCGTACCACAGCCAGCCCGTGCCAGACCTCAAGTTGCTGCGCACCTATCTGCGTGATTCGCGGCGCTACAAGCTGGTGGACCCGAATCTCACGGTCAACAGCTGCATCAAGACCAACACGGCCGGATCGGGCGTAGCCGTTCGGTGTTGGGTGTTCCAGAAGTAAGCGCAAAAGCGGCCCGGCGGGCAGAGCACCACCTCTAACCCCAAGGCCATCCACCAACGAAGTTCAGGAGAGAACCATGCACGACATGATCAGCAACACCGACCACACCAGGGCAAATACGGAGGTTTCCGGCACCGGACCAGGGGCGAAGGCTATCACGGGTGACGGACTGTGTGGATTTGCCCCCACCGGCGACAAGGCCTGCAGCGCAACCCTGACAATGCACATCACCCACAACCAGGTGGTCGTCACCGCCCAGCTGGATATGGGTGGCCATAAGACCGCCCAGCGCGTGCTCGAGCGCCGCCGGGGCAGCGAGGCCGGGTGGGTGATGACCGGGAGCGGCGAGGATTTCGCC